ATACCAGCATTATCAGATACAGGTAAAATACGTATTGTTGGAACTGTATTACATTTTGATAGCTTATTAGAACGATTAATGCCTGAAACTACTGGTGAAGAAGCTAAATATACAGTTAAGGAAAGACTTAAAGAGTATTCCTTAGATGAAAAAAGAGCTTGGTATTCCATTAAATACAGAGCACATACTGATTTTGATGATTTTCAAGATATATTATGGCCTGAAAAATTTAATGAGCAAAGACTTAGTAAATTAAAAAATGATTTTGTAAGACAAGGTATATCAGAAGGATATGCACAAGAGTACTTAAATTACCCAATACATGAGGGTGATGCATTTTTTAGAAAGAATGATTTTATGCCAATGGCAGAAGATGATTTTGATTTAGCTAAAACATATTATGCTGCAATAGATTTTGCTATATCGGAAAAAGATAAAAGATCTTATTCAGTTATAACTGTAGGTGGATTAGATCATAGTGGTACATTACATATTGTTGATGTTATTAGACAACGTATGGATGCAAAACAAATTATTGATGAAATGATGGCTGTACAAATAAAATATCAACCTGATTTGTTTGTTGTAGAAGAAGGAGCACTTAAAAAAGCTATTGGACCGTTTTTAAAAGATGAAATGCTAAGAACGGGAACGTTTATTAATTTACATCCAATGGTACCTTATAGAGATAAATTATCTCGTGCTCGTGCAATACAAGGTAGAATGAGACAAGGGGGAGTAAAGTTTGATAAAGAATCAGATTGGTTTCCATCTTTTGAACAAGAATTATTAAGATTTGATCGAGGACAATATGATGACCAAGTTGATTCAATAGCTTGGTTAGGATTAGTTTTAAATCAAATGATAACAGCCCCAACTAAAGAAGAACAAGATGATTCTGATTGGGATGAAGAATATAACGATACTATGGGATCTTTGCATATGGGTAGATCTCAAATAACAGGATATTAAAATTATGCCAATATCAGGACCGATTGTAAAGCAGTTAATAGACCGAGGAGTTATAGGACAAGTAGGTACTCCAGCAAATGATTATGGAATGGAAAATTCTCCTGAGTGGAATTATTTTCAACAACAGGTAGCTGATTTTAGAGCTGGAAGATCTGCTTATAGAGATCAAAGAACTAAAGAAGGATCTTCTGTTTTTAAATTATCAGATAAAGAATATAAAAAAACATCCGATAAATATTATAGTGGTTTATTAGATCAAATAAATGCTAATAGAGCTACAGGAGTTGGTGAATTTGGTCTTGTTAGTAAAGGAGGAAGAGATTATCCATCTTTAATTAATTTTAATCCAAATAGAAGTAGAGCATATACTTTTGGTAGAGATGGAAAAATGGCTGAAATAGGTAGCGATAGAATGTCAGATTATCCTGATCTTCGATATGAGCCTAATATTAAAAATGCTCTTTTTAGTGCTGGTCCAGTAGGAAAATTGGCAAGTCACGTTTTAGGGGATCAGATGAATGCACAATTGGCGGCAAAACAAGCCGAAATGATGAAGGATCCTGGGGTTAAGGGAGCTTTGTTACGTAGTGGTTTATTTAGATTAGCATAATAAGAGTATAATAATTATGACAACAGAAACTGATTTACAAGCATTAATTACCTCAGTAAATATAGCTGAGCAGATAGACGAAGATACCCTTGATAATATGGGTAGATCGGTTTATGATTGGTATGAGATGGATGAAAATTCTCGCGGCGAGTGGATGGATAAATACGAAGAGTATATGAAGCTAGCTACACAAGTATCTTCGAATAAAAATTTTCCTTGGCCGGACGCAGCAAATGTAAAGTATCCTCTATTAACTATAGCGGCCTTACAATTTGCATCGCGTGCATACCAATCTCTTTTACCTAATAATAAAGTTGTAAAGACAAGAGTAATAGGAAATGATCCTAAAGGAATTAAAGCAGCAAGAGCAAGACGAGTAAGTAATTATATGTCTTATCAACTATTAGAAGAAATGGATAGTTGGGAAGATCAAATGGATAGAACCTGTTTAATTCTTCCAATAATTGGAAATGTATTTAAAAAGACTTATTGGGACGGAACTAAAATGGTATCTGATTTAGTTCTACCAAAAGATTTGTGCGTTGATTATTATGCAAGTTCATTAGATGATGCAAATCGTAAAACTCATAAATTATATTATTATCCTAATGAAGTAACTAGACAAATAAGAATGGGACATTTTTTAGATGTTGATTTACCTAAAGAATCTAATACCTATGAAGGAGATCATTCAGAAGCTGAAGACGAACTTTCAGGAATAACTCCTCCTAGTAATGATGAAGATTCTCCCCATGAATTTTTAGAGTGTCATTGTACTTGGGATTTAGATGATGACGGATATGAAGAACCTTATGTAATTACAATACATAAAGATACAAAGAAAGTTGTTCGTGTTGCTGCTAGATATGATATGTTGGGAATAGATACAAATGAAAAGGGCGAAATAATTTCTATAGAACCTATAGAGTATTTTACTAATTATGTATTTATTAATGATCCTAATTCAGGTGTATATGGAATGGGATTTGGTAATTTACTTGGACCACTTAATGAAGCAGCAAATACTTTAATAAATCAACTTATTGATTCAGGTACATTAGATAATTTACAATCAGGATTTTTAGCTAAGGGTATTAAAATACCAAATGGTAATACTCCTCTCAAACCTGGGGAGTGGAGATATGTTAATACAATTGGGGATGATTTAAGAAAAGGTATTGTACCTCTTCCAACAAAACAACCGTCAACTGTATTATTTCAATTACTTGGTATGATGATATCAAGTGGACAACAACTTAGTTCAGTAACTGATTTAATGACTGGGGAAAATCCCGGCCAAAACCAACCTTGGTCTACTACATCAGAAGTATTAAGACAAGGGTTACAAGTATTTTCCAGTATTTATAAAAGAATACATCGTTCAATGAAACGAGAATTTAAAAAGATATATAGATTAAATATGTTATATCTTGAAGATGAAAAGTATTTTGCTGTATTAGATCCTTCAGGTCCTGAAGATGAGGTAGGAGTAATTGGAAAAGCTGATTTTGAAGATAAATCAATGGATGTTGTTCCAAATAGTGATCCAACAAATGTATCTAATGCTGAAAAATTAGCCAAGGCTGAATCGTTGATGGCATTATTACAATTAGGATCAGTTAATCCTCAGGTTGCTACTAAGCGTATACTTGAAGCACAAGACCAAGAAGGTATACCTGAATTAATGAAAATGCCTGAGCCACAACCTGATTTTGATGCACAAATTAAAATGCAAGAACTTCAACTACAAGCATCAGAACAAGAAATACAAAAAGTCAAAGTACAATATCAAGCTGCAAGAGACGAAGCAAATTCAGTATTAACTATGGCTAAAGCTCAAGCAGAAGTTGAAAGAGTAGAATTAGAGAAATTAAAACTTCAATTTGATTCTGAACTAGAACAAGCTAAATTGCTATTAGAATCAAAAGAAAAAGATATGAGTAACCAGATACAGGAGTTGAAAGTTATTCAAGAGCAGATAAAAACAGATGCTCAAGCACTTAAAGGCATGGAGGCCGAAAAACCTAGTAAAACTTAATAGAAAGGAGTATAGATATGAGCGGAGATAGATACGCTTGGAAGAATATGGTTTACACACAAGAACTGGTAAACTATTTAAAAACAGCAAAAAAAGAGTTACAAAATTTATTTGCTAGAGGAGCATTATGTGGAGAAACTATGGATGCCACAGCAATGTCTCATGTAGAAATAATTGGAAGATGTAAACTTATAGATGCTGTGGTAGAACTAATAGATGAAGGTATACCTTCTGATGAAGAAGATAAAAAAGAAGAAGTAGTAGAGACTACTAAGGATTATAAAGATGCTTAAGGCTTTAGGGTATAGATTATTAATAAAGCCTGATCAAGTAGAAACGTCTCATGAAGTAAAAGGAACAGATATTAAAATTGCTATTGCTGTAGATGAAAAGTTGTATAAAGCAACTATGTCTGTAGGAGAAGTT